GAGCCTCTGATTCTTGTAGTCTCTTTTGTGTTGCATACCAACCAGGGTGATTGCTATCGGTCCAGAGTAGGTTTCTTGTTCCTTGATCTTTTAGGATCGCGATACATGCTGTAGCGTTTGACTCAACTGCCAGTAGTGCGCCCAGGTATCGTTTTTGTACGATCTGAAGTCGTTGTGCGAACCGGTCAGGTGATTCACGGTCTTCCCAAAAAGCAATCTCTTTCCAATCTGTGGCATCCCATACAGTTAGTGCGGATTTATCACCTGTACTACCGAAGCCTGCGGGGTCAGCCGTGACCAGGTATTGATGCCCTGGTTTTGGTGGTTCGAATTCGTGACACGCAAATGGTCCAAGCGTTGGTTCGATGTCTGCTTTTTCGAGTAGAGGTTTAAGTATCTCAGCAGGCATGACTGGATTCGTTGTGCCTAACCAGCCATCGTAAGCGTCTGAGGGGTACTTACACGAGAATAGTCGTGAGTCTCCAACAAACTCAGTGTTTAGTCCGCGACGACGAAACGCTAAGTTGTGGAGGTTCATCCCGTCGTGGCGTTCCATGTATTCGATTTCAGTTGTAGACGGTTTGAAGCTATCGTCTTTTTCCTGGCAACTTTCGTCTTCCCACCATTCGAGGAACAATGGATGGAATCTACTCGAGCCTTCGAGAGCAGAGCGCCACATTTGTTCATGGTGAGATCCGGCTCTACCGGGGGTAGACTCCAGAATAACTTTCGCGTTGGGCCGTTTGTTTACTGTGGGGAAGATGTTGATGGCTGCTTTGCGTTGCCATTGGGCTTCACCAAACTCTGTGATGACCAGTCTATCAATGGATCGACCGATAGCAGGTGATCGTCCACCAGCCGTCAGGACCTTAATTCCACCACCATGAATAAACTGCATTTGCGTTGCCCCGGCCTTTTTTCCTGGCGTGAGGGGCATACGTACATCTTTTGGTAGTCTGTTATAGGCAAACAGTATTCGCTCAAAGATGTCTTCTGCGGTGTCTTGACGCTCTGCAATCAGCAGTCCTTTGACGCCGCTGAGATACATACAATCTCGCAGCAGCAACATAACCGAAACAGTTGTGATCTTTGCCTGACGGAATTTGTTTACCATCAGCCAGCGGTTCTCATCGTATGCTTTCAGCAGTTTCTTCTGCGTATGTGTGGGTTCCATGAATCCAGTTGACTCGTCTTCTCTGACGATCTGACACATGGACACAAAAGCATCTGGGGTCGAAAACAAAGCTTTTACTTTGCCGTCATGGATACCTGGTGCAGTAGCAAACTCTGCTCCGCCGACCTCTACATTTTTGCGTTTACGTTTTCTTACTGTATTTGTTGTCATATCCACAATGGTATCATGATGTTGGGTACGCAGCATTACGTGTGCTGAACAGGACGAAAAAATCTTGACACTGCAAAAGTATCATACTTGCACATATAAAGTATGTGTTGTATACAATACACAGCACCCAAATTGATGTGCTGGGTAGCCTTTTGGTCCAGCTTATGCATCGCGGGCAGGCGACAAGTGTTTTTTTCCTAATAAATTTATAGTGAGAACAAAATGACTATCAGTACAGAACTACTGAATACTACGTTCGCGGACCTCCGTGGACCTCTTGTAAATTCGTTTGTTCGTAGCAATGAGTTGTTCGAAGCACTTAACTCCAAGGCTCGGATGCCCATGGAAGGCGGAACGAAGATTGAACGTTCCTTCTCCGGTGGTGCCCCTGCTCGTGGTGTTGGTGTTTATGTGGGCGATGAGCTACTGAACATGACCCGGCGTCAACAAATTCGTAAGTTTGAGGTTGAGCCACACCGTATGGTTATGGCCATCAACATTCCTAAGCGAGAGTTGAACCAAAACAGCGGCAAGTTGGCTGTTATTCGATTGATCGAAGAATATCCTCAGACCGCAATGGAAGCTGCTAAGGCTGACATGAACAAGTTTCTTCTCACTGGTGTGAGTCGCGGACTTGCTTTCAACACGTCAGAGCTTCTTGGGCTTTTGTCTCTTAACGGACAGCACACATCAGGTATTGGAACCGGCGTGACCAATGGTCTTCTCGGCTTCAGTGCTTCTCGTTCTGTTGCTGTACAAAACGTGACAACAAGCACAAGCTACTTCCACTTCAACCAGTACAATGACATTGGTTCTTGGTCTGGTGAGGGTATGTCTCAACTTCGGAAGACGTATCGTAAGTGTGCTCACTACGCAGGTGGTGTTGGTAAGGGTCCTGATCTTGTGATCATGGACGATGATACCTTCACTAACTTCGAAGATGAGCGTAGCCAGAACGTCCGCGTGACTCTCGTTGATGATAAGATTGACAAGAGCAACACCCTGGGTCTTTCCCTTGGTCTTGCTGCTGTTACCTCGTCTATCGACTTGGATCGCACAGATTCTTCTGCTTTCTCGGGTGTCGCTGCTGACGGTGTCACTTACATGCTCAACACGGACTACATTGAATTCCCAATGCTTGAAGCCCCGAACATCTCGGAATTCAAGGAACGGGTTGGAGATCAGGACGTGGTAACCGCTATCTTTGCAATGCAAGGCAACATGATCTGCACTAAGCTTCCGGCTCAGGGTTGTGTTTCCGGCGGCGCGATTTAAGGAGGTACATTATGTCTGGTACATTTAAAGATGCAGAACTTGGTGGGACCGCTTTTTCAGCGACTTATACAACGGAACAATACCCAGTGGGTACAATCCGCACACAGTCAGCCGATGAAGTTGAAGCTTCCGAGCATACTGACGGTACTGCGTTGGGCTTGAAGGGAGACCGAACATGGATCTTTGTGAAGGCAACAACTGCATTGGTCATTTACGACTGTGCTATTGTTAAGACAGCAGATACGGCTACAGCCTCCTATGAGGTCGCTCCGTCTGATGCTGCTGGTGACAATAGCCTTGATGTCGTTGGTGTCGCGCAAAATGCAATCGCAGAAAACTCCTACGGTTGGATTGTTTGCGACGGTGAAGCCGTCGTTAACGCCGCTGCAGGTGTTACTGCCGGTTTGTTCATTGATACGCACACTGGTGGTCAAGTAGATGATAGCACTGTTGCAGGAACGTTGATTGGTAAGGCTCTTTCCGCAACCGGTACTCCGGTTTCTGGAACGATCCGCGCCAGGATTCGTCTGCCGTAGCATCTGACTACGTGATACACTTAGGGGGCGTGGCTTTCGGGCTCCGCCCCCTTCGTCTTTTGGAGGTCCTGTGGACGTTTCTTTAGGTTCTTTGCGTGACCGTTTGTTTGCTCTTCGTTCGTGGGACTCGACGGGTGAAACACTAAATAATAGAATTCGTTCTTGTTTGAATCTAGCTTTAGATCGTTTATCAGGTGATGTACCTGAGGCTTTGGTTCCGGATGAAGAGCATATTGTTTTGCGCCCTGATGTCGTTAGTACGGATGAGGGTGTTGGTGCTAAAGCATTATCCTATGGTAACGACAAAATACTGCTCCGCTTTATTGATTCGTCATTTACGTCATCGATTGTAGGCATTGCAGAATCTTCAAGCACAACTTCGTGGAAACCTAAGGTCACTGGTGAGTGGGACGGGATTATGCATTTGGAGTTAACTGCTCCAGATGGAACGGTAATTCGTCGTCAATCGAGGGAGTGGTTTACAGATACATACGCTCCGACCTCAGGCGATTCGAGCACTCAGTATGTAGTAAGCTTAGATCGACCTTTACCCACTTTGGTAAACTCGATTCAAAGTGCTTACACGTTCAGAATTCATCAACCTGAGTTTTTTGTTTCGGATGATGTAATCGAGGTTTTAGAGCCCGCAGCCGTGTACGATAGTACTCGTCAACAAGTATGGAAGATTGATACTGCGGGTGCTCATCGACAAAGTATGATTGATTTTCAGGGCGACTCAAAGGGCAGACCTTATCGTTGCTGGCGTGGTCGTCATTTTAATTTACCCGCCCCGACTCTTCCACCGACCATTACTCGTTTAGACGCCCGTAAGTCTATGGAAAATGTTAGGGAGGCTGGTGGGTCTGTAGAAGGAGCCGATAGTGAGGCGTCAGACGCTGTGGCGTGGAATCCTAGTGGATTAAAGCGCGGTGTTTACGCATTTAGGTATACGTATGTTTGGGGTCGAAGAGACGAGGAATGGCAGCAGTCACCCATGTCCATGCCTGGTCGAAGCGAGGAATACGATAATGCTAAACTTGGTGTCGCGTGGGCAATGAATTCTGTTGCGGCCTCAATTCCCGCCCACGGCCATGATAAGTATGGTTACTATGACGAAACTGTGGGTAGTGACTATCACAAAGCGGTAAATCTAGGGGGAGGGAGTAGGGATAATTTGTATACGGGAATCAACGATCCTATTTGGGAGAGTGCGCCTTCCCCAGTTACAATTATTGATAATTCATCGCCGTCAACGCCAGGTGAAGGTACGTTTACTCTTAGTGCGTCTAATATTGATGTGATGCTTGGCTTCGGTAATGTCTTTGACGCACTACAAAAGAGGTCGGGTCATTCAGGTTATCGTATACGTTATTATGTCGCGTATATTGAGCCGAAAGATATGACTGAGACACGAAAGCAAGGGAGGCATTCTATTGAGACAAATGAACGTTTCTATCTTTTAGCTGAAGCGGATTCTTCGTATGATTTTGCGTCTGATACTGTTTTCTCCGACGGGTCTAAGTTTTGGACGGCGGGTCCAACCCATGCAACTTTAGGAGTACCAAGGAAGAGTCTGCTCGAGGATATTAATAATAACGACATTAATTTCTCCTATTTTTATCAAGAAGGTGAAGGAGCGGGCCGACTAATGATAAATGGTTCGCAGCTATTTGATTACCAACGACCGTTGAAACACAGTACAGGTTACTATGCTTGGAAGGCTTTTCCGCATCAAGATGCTCGGTACGAGTTGGATTTTCGTGTTTTGCGCCTACCGCGTAAATACATTCATGACCAAGATACCGCCCCGATTCAACGTGATGCGGTACCTGCGTTACTCGAACTAGCCTTGTATTATGTTAGTTTAGACGACGGTAATGACCAAGCAAGTGCCCAGGCTCATTTGAGTCGTTATCAAGATCTTGTTCGAGGTTTTAGAGAGCGTTATGCAAACACAGGTGGTATTGTCGAGCCGACTTCAATTACTGGTTACAGTGCTCGTAACCGCTATGGTAATTATGGGTCGACTGCGTTAGATGATTAATCAATTGGTTTGGTTCCCGTAGTGGGAAGAACAACAAGAGAGGTAGTTCATGTCAGAGGATAAGAAGTTTTACTCCACCCTTACCGGTATCCCGCGTCTAAATGTAGGTGACCGCGTATTCAGAAAGAATTTGATTGGCCAATATGAAGAGGCCATGGTCGTTAGTATTTTGAGCGCGACGGCTGATTCAGAAGATTGGTCAGGTACTTTGATGACCAAGAACGGTGTGGAATATGTGAGTGGTTATGTTGAGCACCGTACACCTTATGATTGGATGCCAATCGGTTGGGTTTATGATGAGGTTCGTGTTGGTTGGTTTCCGCCGAAGTCTATCCTTCGGGACGATGCTTCGGATGCAGAGATTGAAGATCCGATCGAGGCGCAAAACATTGCAGCCAGCAATGTCTTTGTTGTTCCCTCTCCTTGGGAAGGCGAAAAATACATGTCTTGGCAGTCTCGTGTGCTAAAATCGGTACCGGAATTGAAGGGTAATACTTCAGTGAAAGCTAAGCTTTCTGAATCTTGGAAAAGTAAGCAATACGAAATCACATTGTAGATGAGAGGTTTCGGTGTCTGGACCGACGCAACAAAGTACAAACACCGTAATCATACCACCTGGCGAGGGTCGCAAGTCATATTCACCTGTGGCCCTCGCGTGGTACGTGGAGAATTTTGAGATAGAAGAAGGCGATACGCTAAAAAGTATTGTTGGTCCGACGACCTTAGATATAGGTGAATACGCCGAGGCAACTGAAGGTTTCGCAACAATTGATGACGAGATCACAGTTACTGGTATGTCTGATGGTTTTGTTAGGCATTTTTATAATACCTTGAGACCTCACAGTATCTTCTTTGCTCAGTTTCTTAATGGTTCAGCAGATACATTATATTATCGTTTTGGCGATAAACTATATCGGTTTCGAGGCGAATATCAGACTAAGCATGAGGTAATTGCAGACGGTTTGAGGTCTGTTATTCAGCCATTGTTTCCCGATCAGTATGTTTTAATTAACAACCAAGTTATTTTTACGAATGGGATTGATCGGGCAAGAACCATATCGTATGACGGTTCAGTAGAGGTTTTAGGTTATTCTACAAAACCTTCAACACCGATGTTAGCAGGTCCGTCTCAACCTGAACCGAGTGAAGTTAATCGATTTTACCCGAATTCTCAGGGTTATTCGTGGCCGGGTAGAATAGGTACTCCAGGTGACACACTAACAGGTCGTAAGGGTTCTTTGTTGGCTGGTCAGTGGTATTACCACTTTCAGTACGAGGATATCAACGGCAACTTATCTGAATTTTCGTCTCGCAGTGAACCAGTCTCGACTAAAGCTAATCAAGCTGATCCGTTTAAACAGCACAGTAATATCGATGGCAAGACCAATAGTCCTGATTCAACCAACAATAGCATATTTTTACAGGCTGACGGTAGTGAGATTGATGATCTAACCCGCAGATTCTTGGTTCGTATGAGTGGTAACGCGCCTGAACACACAGTTGCGACACACATATATCGTACACCTGACACCCGGCATGTGGATAATACGCCGCGTTTTTTAGTCCGTGTACCAGGTACTGTACCGTTTGTTTATGATGATAACTTAGCTGATAGTGAGTTGGGCTCTCCTTGGACTGAAACGATTAGTGTGCCTGTTTTTCGTATCGCTTGCGCACATCAAGGTCGTTTGATTATCGCTAATATTCCAGGCGACCCTGGTCTTTTGCGTCGATCCGAAGTTAATTTTCCTGGGACCTTTTTGAAGGACGACTACATTTACCCTGACTCAGGTGGGGCGAGCATCACAGGGCTGGCGTCACACAATGGCGTCTTAATAGCCTTCACTGAAAACTCTATGTATGCTGTTGGCGACGATTTTACTCAACCACAGCCGATCTCTCTTGGCATTGGCTGCAGTGCTCCCCGATCTATTGCAGCCCTTCGAAACGGCACTTTGATTTGGCTAAGCCGTGACGGCTTTTACGGTATGAAGGAATTAGGGCAGATCTTTCGCATAAGTGACCCCATCCAGAAATCGTTTAAATCCGATATTAATTTCAGTCGAATTAATCTGGCTGTAGCTACATTTGACACGGACAAGAATGAGTATCGTTGTTTGGTGGCTGAAGCTGGGTCAAATGCAAATCGTTTGATGTTTTGTTTTGATGGTCAGTATTGGAGAAGGCAAACATTACGTCTGGGTTTATCGGATATTTGTACAACGTCAGATTGGCGACGTCATACATATGCAATTGGGTTTGACTATCGCGAACAACAAGTAGACATTACGGGTACGGTTGATCGGCAAACAGAGCCGACAGAATTTAAAGTAAATTTAGCCCGTGTATTTTTGCTGGATCATCAAACAAATGATTGGTTTGGTCCACCAAGACGTGTTCGATATCGATCAAACTGGATCTTATCTAACGAAAGTGGGCTTCAGCCGACAAATGTTCGTTCTCTCTACGTTGGGATGAAAGATGCTTGGAACGGTAATGCAATCGTACGTATCTATAAAAATGGTTCTTGGAAACCCGTTCAGGAAATGCGTGATTTAGTCGCTGTCGGTGTCGATGACGATTCTGGTTTGGTTAAGGATATCGCAGGTGAAGCACAACTGGATGAGGCAAGAGTGCGTGAGCCTCGTTTATTTTGGCGATCGGTTCCTGTGGACCTACATAATGTAAGTTCTTGGGCTTTCGAGATTGAGATGATTGGGTGGCCTGCGCCGTTTCTCGGTGCAGATGATCCGGTTTCTTTGCAGAGAATTGATTTTCCTCTGGATGATTCTAGGGATAGACGTGATTATCTTCACGCAAATGACTGGTCCGCCCACTCATTAGTGTTGGGCAAATTTACTTCGTGGGACAGTTATATGACCTCCTGGCCAGAGTGGTTCGAGAGAAGGGAAAGGGTAGAGGAAGCTGGTTTACACCCTGGGCTTGGTTACCCTCCATTAGGTCGAATGCGCCTTGCTGCGTTTGCGTTTGATACGAGTATCGCTACGAAGGGTACACCACTTGGTCGTGTCCCTCGTCGAAAGGATCGATAGCTATGCCGTTTATTTTTCCGCGTCGATATATAAGAAAACAAGATATCTTAACGCCTGAAGACTTTAAAAGTGATCTTGAGCCTGTAAATGACATATTGACTACGGGCTTTGATCGACACAATTTTATTGGGAAGAATTTAAAAAGTAAATTCGAGCCTGACACACAAAACTTCTCGGACGCAACGGCAGACAATGATAAGCGTATAGTTTTTAGGGAGGCTTATCACTCATTTCAAAAAGCCGAGGTTGAGTCTTTCTATTACATGGATAACGGGAAAAGTATCCCACCCAATTATGATCGTCACCCACCAAATTTTGTCGAGCCTGATGGTAAAACCTTTCGGCATCACGAAGATAAAAATACTGCGGGTGACGGAAAACCGTTTATCATTCCTCATACAGGTGAGTGGTCTGCGGTAAGAAACGCAAACTTAAGTGCGCCGATGAAAATTACCTTTGAATCTAAGGGTGAGGCAAATTTATGGTTGTGCGCTTACCTGCAATATATTTGGCAGGGTTTTTATGAGTACAAATCACCTTGGGCTACCAATGATCAGATGGCCTTTGTTGTTGATCCGTTTAGGGGTAGTCTGGTAAGGGGTTCCAATGTTGGTTGGGATATAACGTATAACAACGAGGAATTAGCGCTTCAAGAACGTGACGTATTGAATGTTTCTGGGCCCGACCTAAACTGGGATGCTACTGCCAATGAAACTCTCCCCGCTTCATCTGCGGTAAAGGGGGAGGCACTTTATGCTTACCCATTAAATGAGCCGTCACCTAAAGTTGAGAGAAGTTTCCCTAATTTAGGTGGTCAACACCATATTTCAAAGGGCTTTTATCCTTCGTTGGTTCAATTTGCTTTACGTGTAGATGGTAAAATCATTGAAGAAACCATTACGGGTAAAGATTATTCGTTTGAAGAATCTGCTCATGGGCTTCAGATAGAAGATAGTCCCATAGCGACATTTATAGAAGACTCAAAAGACTTTTACTCTAAGCGTGTGGCTCAACGACATAACCGAGCAAAAGCTTTTTACGGTACTTGGGACGAGCCGATAGCGCCTGCAGGACAAAAGTTACCGAGAAGTAGGGCTGTGAGTTGTGGTCCCGAAGTAATGCCTGTTCGTATTGGGGCTACGGTACCGATATCTGCCGGTAAACATACAATCGAAATTGTTGCTCGTCGCTTAGACAGAAAGAAAGGTGAGTTTCAATATGGCGACTTTGTCGGTGTGTTTTCTCGTCGCCTTTACGCGATGGAGTTGCATAAGCTTTCGAGCGTATCAGATGCGGTTGAAGATGACGACTTAGTTCAATTACCGCCCGAGGATGATTACTTGCGTAACGTATCGTGGGAAACAGAGGATGTAATTTATAAGAGTCGGGTTCGAACACCAAGAAACTTGCTTAAGGATGCGTGTAACTCGATTAGATCTCCGGAGATCAGGCGGCACTCACTCCCAAATACACACCTACCGTCAAAAATCGCTTACGCATTTACTCGGACACTTTCTAGTAATTTTAGTCGTAATGTTAACAGCGGTTTATGGGAGCCAACGACCGAGAGTTGTCAATCTCATGCACGGTTTCCTGGCTTTAACAACGACGCGATAGATACGCATGATACAGCCGGTGTTGGGTGGGCTGCTGAGAATACTTTTGGTTGGCAGAAGGTTCAAGGTTTTGATAAAACAGACGAAGTAACAAAGGCGTTGGCTATAGAGACGGATCAATTAAGTCCGTCAACCACGCAAGATCTTATTCTCATGGCTGATTTAGAGGTCAAGTGGATTCGAGGTATATTATCCGCTAAAGCACGTGCAATGCTTGGTGATGATGTTCATGAAAACCGTTTGAACGCGTACACAAGTTACTTACAGGACGGTAAATATCTAGATTTATTTGCCTTATTTGCAATTGGTTATCGTACCGGTAATTCTGATAGTAGTTGGATAATTGCGTCAGAAAAAGCACCTGCAATGGTTAATTCTTACACTTGGGTAAATCGGTCTAAGTATTTTGTTGCTGATTGGTCTGGTGGTGACATGAAACTCGTCGAAGCTGCTTATGGTACTGGTGCGTCTGACTATAGTTTTTCCGTCAAAGAACGGCCCACAGATAAGCGTGGAGGTAATACACTTCCATCTAATCTCGGTTGTAATGTGCCTTTAGTCTGCCACCTAAGTGGGATACCGACTATCAAAGAAGTCGCAGTTTTTGTGAGTACAACTTTTCCGTCTAACTGGTGGGACCTAGCTGCGGTGTATGGCGATGATACCAGCAGTAGCGCACGACAAAAGGTTGGTACAGATGGTGACTATTACCCCGTATGGGACGCTTGGGCATCGCCCGCTTTTGGTCGGGGTATTCTTTCGGGAGTAGAGACTTGCGTAGGTAATGCTTCTTTAACGGCCCTCAAGATAAACAAGTAGGTAACTTATGCCGAAGATAAAACTTCCACATTACGAGATACCCCCAGATGATGTACCTAATGATCTTACAGCATCATCTTGGGCGGGTGCCGATGAGAGACTGATCGCGGCAGGGTTTGGTGATGTGGTTCAATCAACCAGGTACACAGATTCGATCTATACTAATAGATGGGCTGATGAATTTCTGACCGGTCAAGGTTATCGCGGTATTGTTGGCGGGATCAATGGCAACTTAGACACAGAAAACTTGGACCCAGCAACTCTCATAAAAGCCCAGCATATTATGCCGGAGCAGGCTGCATTAGCGCGTATGGAGTCAATGCGAGAATCAAGTACTGTGTTTGGTAATAGCAGTGCCACGACAACTGACGATGAAGATGAGTATTTCAACCTGCCAGGACTAAGTCTTAGGTGGTATCAACCTTATGAGGCCAATGTTGCTTTGTGTCAGTGGAGTTTTTTTCTCAGCTTTAATTCTTGGTCAGGTCGATATCAAGACTCAAATAATACACGATTCAACTACCCTGTTCAGACAACAATCAAGTTGCGGTGTACATTTGATGGTACGCCTTTAGCCCACACTGAAAGAGTGCTGGGCGAAAACTTTTTTCATCCCGTATCCCCAGGAGCAAATAATCCCTGGTTGACTGATTCCGACCTATCTGCACGTGATTCTAAATATCAATGGGGTCCAGGATTAGACCACTACGAAGAATTGGGCGCCCCCGCGACAAGATTAGGTGGCGGGAATCCTCGATACGTACAGACTGAAGCCCATTCAGCGACCCACTTTGACCTACACCATTTAATTGGTTGTGGTTCTACACAGGCTAAAACAGAAACTGAACCGTCAAAATATGTCCGAAACGACGCAGGTACAGATACACGCTCCCTGACTTTTTTATCTCAGGGGTATCATGAGATAGGTGTACAATGTTCGATTGATGTCATGCAAAGTATCAAAGGTCGAACGAGTGGTCCTGTTTTTGTACTGAGTTTAGGCAAGGCAACGGTTGTAGATGACTGGCAGACCGTTGAGTACAAGTGTCGAGGGCATTTTAATCTCACAGGAAAACTATCACTTGGAATTAGAAACGCGCGTGTGATGTCTTTTCTGTAATTTCGCGCTATACTTTACACGGAGAAATTAATGTCTTTGTTGTTCCCTAAATTTACTCCGGTCCAGGCTATTCTGTATTTGGTTTCTTTGGTTGTTTGTTTCGTCTTTCGGGGCGAATCCGGCGACATTCTTTTTAGTATTGAACCCGTTACAGCGGGCGTTTTAATTGCTGGTGCGCTAGCTGCGGGTGCTGCCCCACAAATCATTAAGGGCGTTCAGGCAAAGAAAGCCATGAAGCGGTACGATAAAAGTGCCGAAGCGAAAGCACTTCGACAGGAACAGAAAGAAGCGCGTAAGAGACTTAAGAAGGGTGATTACGGTCTCAGCGAAGCAGAAATGCGTCGGGGTGTCGGGGAAACTCGGCGCACTTACGAAGCCGATACAAAGACTGCAGCGGCTAATATTGCTCGCGACTCGCAAAATCCTTTTGCTGCTGGTAGGAAACGTAAACTGACGGACGCTTTGCGTGCTGGTAGTGCTGACGCAGCGGCTAAGTCTCGTAGTCAGCAACAGGCACTGCATTCTCAGATTCGTGCGGCTGAGCAGACGGCTGATAGAGGGATTATTCAATCGGCGGCAGCACAGAGACAAGCTGCTGAGCAGGGTATTGCAGCGGCTAATACGGCAATCGGTTCTGGTATTGCGGGTGGTATCGGTACGGGTATTGGTGCGGGTACGGCACTTTATGCAGCGGGCGCGTTCAATCCTAATCGACCGGCTCAGGCAGGGGCTGCTGGTGAGGCCCTCGCGGCTCAACCCCAAGCGACCACTCCACCAGGCCAAAACCCAGCCGTAGGGTCTCAATAGAAGGTTTAAACAATGGCAGATCAAGTAGCACAGACAACTGAAGCGATTATCGAAGCCGTCAAGAATAAACGTGGTGGCACGGTATCTACTGACGACGATCTTACGTCGAAAGAGTTGTACGACGCTTATCAGAAAGCCTTGGATCTACTGCAGAAGATCGAGCAGGGTATTGCTACGGAAGGTGACAAGCGTGCTTTGGCTGCTGCCAAGAACCAGTTGGAGTACTACAAGGCCAATACCCGCGCCCACACTGAGCTAACAAAAGCGAAACAACAAAGTTTAGACAAGCAGTTTGAGATTCGTGCGGGTATCTATAAGACGTTTATCGATGCTGAGCAGCGGTACAACACCAAGGTTCGATCAACCGATACGAAACTAATCTTCTCTGCATTGGATGGTTTTTCGAATCCCGTAGGCCAGGACCCACTTATAGCCGGGTTCAATGCTTTGAGACCGATGGATAAGATTACGGGAATGAAAAAGCCTGCAATTGCTTTTGACAGCCCTCAATACATACCGACTTTTCGTGCCATCTTAGACGGCATGAACGATAGAAATAACGCCGATTTATTTATCTATACGCCTGACGGTAGGGTTGATGTTGAGGCATCAAAAGCCGCAATCAAGAATAGTGACAAGGGTCGAAACATTGGTAGCCCTGAGTTTAATCGAATCTTTGAGTTTGTTGATCAATACAACCAGAATCTTACCCGACGTATAGCGTATGACGATCAGCGCAGACGTGAGGCTCTTGCGGTAGAAGCAAACCTCGGTCGAGCCCAAGCAATGGCTGCCGATGGAGATGAAGAGGGGGCAAGAAGATTACTGGAAACACTTGATGAAGCTGCAATCACAAGTCAGCTTCAGTTTCAGTTGGAGCAGCAACTTGGTAACCCAGATGACCTGAAGGCCCGTGTAGAAGATGCACGTATGCGCCAGCAATCACATAAGTTTGCAGAAGAATATGTAGAGAAACTTCGCGCTCAGATCATGGGTGGTGAGACCAGCGATAGTGTAAGGTCGGGTATCGCAAAGGGTATTGCCGATCCGGTTTTCCGCGCTTGGGCTGCTGACTACGGTTGGGATCGCCTCGGTAGAGTTTCAATGAATGAGGATGGCACTCCTGATTACTCAACCTACGTTGCTGGCGGTGACGATATTGCGGCTCTGCTTGCTTGGGAGCGCCAATCGAAGCGTGCGGCGGGTAACTATGGGTTGAGGGGTATCGATACTGGCGAGGTTTTGCGTATCGAGTTTACGGACGGCACAGCGATTACTGGTAAGCGCCTTCGTCGTCATGCGGCTGATCCCAAGGGCGTCATTCGTATCGTAACTCCTGAGGGTGCGCGGCAGGTTTACCCTGGTGAGGTTAAGCGGGCGATCTATCTTGAGAAGCCTGCACCTGATGTCACTCGAATCGACCGTCGTGCGAAGCGTATCTATGAGCGTGAGATAGGCAATTATAGTCGATTAGAAACTGACGCAGTTTTAATGGCGGATCAGACTCCCCTTGCTCGGGTGGGTGACGATGTTTTGGAGGATGCCGAGGGTAACCTCGTTGCTGAAGATGCTTTGAAAGAAGCACAAGATAATCGCTTACGTGAGACGGCTTATCACTACATTAGTACTGATGGAACACGAACAGCAGCCTATGTTGAAGGTGACGCTATTTCACCGGAGTTACTGGCAGCTAATCCTCAATTAGGTGTGCAACTGCATCATGTTGTGTCGCCTGAGGGCGATGTTTATGAAATCGATGGAGAGGGTAACTTAATTCAGCTTGATGATGAGCAAGCTAGCGGTGTCTTAAGTTTAGCTGCAGAAGAACCCGGAAATCGTAATTATATGTTTGTTGAGGATGAAGCTGGTGGTCTGAAGATGTTTTCTGGCGACGATTTTCAGTCAGCACTTACGTCAGGTAACATAAAGTTTCATGCGAAAATGCCCACCGACTCACAAGAAGAAATTGCTGCTTTAGACGCGGCAACAGCCGCGCACATCAATCCGGGTGTTTTTGGTTATAAGGCTGTACCCGATGAGGGTTTGTTTGGGCCACGTAGTCTTCAAGGTAGCGCGTTCATTGATGAGTACGGTTCAAAAGGTATTGATCCCGAAGATTTGATACCAACTGATTCTGAACTACCTGAAGATCTTGAAAAGTCACCTGATCCTGTGGAGAAAGCGAAAAATGAGGCTTTTGCTGCGGCAATAAATCTTGACGAAGATCATCCGGGTAAGATCCCAGGCACTCCCCCGCGCGATCCTGACGCACCTGGCGCATTGCCTAGAGTAGACTCAGAAGAAAGCGCTCGCGAGGAAACAGACAGTCAGGCGGACGAGTTTATCGTTGGTGGTGGTGAGCCTTCTAAAGAAGACGTTAAGGAGGCGAAAAAAGGTACGCGTAAACGCTTTGGTGAGCGTCGGAAGATGACGGGTAAGAAAACGCCTAAGTCTCTTAAAACGCAAGAGGATATTGCTGGTCGCATGTTCTTAAATATTAACCCTGAAGTATTTGCTCCAGCGACTGAAGTACCCGAAGAAGAAAAGACTTCGGGTGAGTTACCGGAACCCACAGGTGACATGGGAATAGGTCAATTGTTTGGTCCTGGTAGTCTATTTGCTAAGATGATGGAGCGTCGGAAAAAGAAGAAAGAAGACCGCCAATCGAAGAAAGCACGAAAAAATCAAGACGCTAATGACGACGCAAAAAAGTCAGATATGACCGTACTTGGGCAGGGCGGACAACCTAATCTTAAAACGCAGATTTCTGCGGAAACACTCCATGCAGGTTTCCCGCCCGACAAAGACGATAAGCAAGGACAAAACAATGAGTAAGTTTGAGGGACTTGATACACCTGAGTTTAAAGTCAAACCAAAATCAGAGGGGTTTTATCAGGCACCAAAGCCTGAGTTGTCGATCAAAAAACCTAAGGAAGATGAGTTTGATCTGATGAAGGACGTACCCGGTACACCAAAGAAGACTAGTTCGAAAGCCGATAAAAAGATCGATCGTTACGCGAAGTTTAAGAAGAACCAGCCGAAGGCCCAAGCGGTTGCGGGTGTCCTTGGTGGTATGGGTAAGAAAGACTCGACAAATGGTCAGCGTTACAAGCCCGCAAGTGATGGTGTTGATGCGGCTTTTGATAGAATCATCGATACACTAACGATGCGTAGAAGTGCGAAGTAGAGGTGTTTAATGGGCGTTCTTGACTTCGGACAAGCAACACGGAAAGTAGTACAAGCGGCGGCAACTCCTGGAGCACAAGACGTTGCGGCGACTGCCGTTACACCACCTGCGGCTGCTGCTCCACCACCTGCGGCTGCTGCTCCACCACCTGTTGCACCGCCCGCAATTCCGTCTGAACCCGATCCAGTTGAGCCGCCACCAGTTGAGCCCACACCTGAGCCAGAGCCAGAGCCTGTGGCTGTCGAGGGTGATCTGGACGAGTTGAACAAGCGTGCCGATGCCCTTGAATTAGAAATTAAAAACCTTCAGTCTTCGGTTCGTGGTCAGGCTCCGGTCAAACTTCGTGCGACGATTGAAGAACGTGAAATGGCTCAGTTGGAAAAAGACGAAGCCACGCAATTACTTTCAGCGAAAAGAGGTGAGTTGCGTCAGGTTTTAGAGCAAATAGAGTCTCTTTCTGGTGTGGCTGAGCCCGCTAAAGCACCTTCGGCTCCCCCTCCTGGCGTTGAGTTTGACGAGAAACGCGGCCCTGTGTACCCAGGTAGATCGAGAGAGCGGTCACAAGAAAAGTTGATTGAAGCCGAGACTGGGGCGAGAACGATTGAGCAAACTCAACCCGGTATTTATGAGTACTTTAGTTCCGGTCCAGAGATGCGTGAAGTTGAGTTACCCATCGAAGGAGAAGAACCTCGAGTGTACGCTCGTTCTCGTAAGAGACAAGCGATGAAACAGTTGTTCGATCCTCGGACTGGTGGCGTTGCTTTAAACAACCCTTTGGGAGAGGCACTAATAAAATCTCCTGCGAGGTTGGGTATTGCTGCAGGTCAATCAGTTTATGACCAAACATTGGGCAGCGGCGACAAACCGACGGCAGACAGTATTTCTCCTGAGTCACTAAGGGCTCCGTTTTCGAGTGGTGTGATGTTTGCTCCGCGAGCACCAATGGGTCAACAGTTTGACGCGGATAAAACCGGCGAGAAATTGAGCGTAGAAATTTTGTCGCGTAAAAGAAATATCCGTGGTGCAAATTCGAGACTAACAGAGCTTCAAGATAGTATCGGTGACACGAGTCGACCTGGTGATATTTACGCTGAGATCGAGGCGTTGAAAGATGAGAAAGAGCAAATGCAAGCTGAGTTGAATCAATTGCTTCGCATAAAAGACGTTACAATACCTCGACGAGAGGCAGAAGAAGAATCAGAGCCAGAGAAACATCTTTTGGGTGATTTTGCGTCTCAGTTTTAATCGGGGATTGTCGTGGCTAAGGAAGAGCAAGGTACCAAAATTGTTGAGGAAGAAACCCTTGCCGTCGATGCTGAGCAACCTGAAGTTAAACAGCCTGAGGTTACACAGTTTGATAAGGAAAAATTAGGTAAGCTGACGAAAGACTTGAAGATCGAGCGGCTGGGTCTGATCATTGCTGAGTACGCAGAAACAGAGCGTTCATACGACCCTAAAGCTGTTGAGAAGCGTAAAGCAGAAGAAGCGCCAACGTTTAACTACGAAGATGCTCTGAGCGAAGTCACAGATTTTACGGGGCTGACGCCGACAGAATACAAAGAAGCAGCAACGTATCAGAATATTCCACTCGACGACCTGTTTACGCGGGTGGCGGAAAAGGGTGAGCCGGTCAGTGATGTAGTTAAGTCTTTCAAACTTCAGAGAGAGCAGGCTGGCGAGACCAAAGAGAAGCGTGAGGTAAAGCAACGGGGAACAGACATTGCTTTGTCAGGACTTAAGCGCCTTCAAACAGGTAAGAAAAAGCTACCAAAGAAAGAGCGTGAGGCGGCACAACGGCGAATACTCTCACGCTTTGATCCTCGAGAACAACCACCGATAATCTTCGACGGCAACACGGAAGGTGAGGCCGAGGATGCGATTATCCGTGTCGGTCAACCTGGGTGGGATCAACTTGATAAGATGGGTGAGTTGATCATCAATGACAAAGTGGCGGAAGACCCTGAACGAGCCAAGCTTTGGCAACAACAGCTACAGAGTTTGGGTACTCCATCTTCCGGTAAAATGATTCGCGACGTCCTGGCGGACAGTAAGTTTCGAGACATTATCGGGAACATCGCTACGTATGACCTCAACAAGATGTCCAAGAAAGAGGGTATCGGTCGAGGTCAGATCCGAGAGGACGGTGTTTCGTACGAAGATTTGAAAGACAAAGCAATGAAGAACGCTTTGTATGATGCAACACTTCTCCGTACACTGAACAAGTTTTATCTTCCGGCTTTCATTTCATACGACTTGATTGACCCACTCAAGAAGATTCCAAACACAGAAAACGAAGACGACAAGAGTTGGTTTTCGAAAGCGTGGAACAATGCGAGTGAGGTTCGTGTAGAAGTTATTGGCTTAGACGCGAAAAACAAAGCACCGGTTTACCGTCTTGACTCACCTACATGGCACCTCTTTGAGTTGATGGATGCACCTCAAGCTGCCTTCACAGGTGCGGTAGAGAGACTCGCCAAAGGGCCTGAGGGTGAATCGTTTCTCGACGCTATCTCAGAAGGATCACTTGAAGGTATTAAAGACCGTAGGGATCTCATAAAAGCTGCGCTATCCACTGAGGCGGCTGAGTCTGACGGCCTTACTGCAGTTGCTTTGGGTATGCTTGGCTTGGGTGGTGCTATTGTTTTCCCCGATGCATTTATTGGTGCCGCTGCTGCCGCACGCATAACAAAGAAGTTGGGCACATCTGCCGCAGACGTGGCTCGACTTAGAAAGCTTGCCCCAGGTTTAACGGGCAGCTTGGGTGATGGTGCAGAGTCTTTGGCCAAAGCCGAAGAGATTCTGAGTGATGGTGTGGCTGATGCTATTCTTGCAGGTAACTACGATGAGGCTCTGCGTTTGCTTGATGAAGCACAGGAGTTTGCAAAGAAGTCTGATGCATCGATATCCGAGGCACGCGGATTAGATAGAAACGCAGCAACCGTTGTTGATGAGTTAGATACGGAAATTGCCCGTAAGCTGAGTAAAGAAACACCTGAAATGGCTGGTGGTGAAGGCAACCGATTGGCCTCAATCATACCTGGTTCATTTGGTTTCATTGAGCAGAATATCCATCAGGGTTTACGACGTAAACTTCTTCGTGGTGACATGGATGAGCAGACCGTCGGTTTCGGTGAATTACTCAGTATGAGTGAGTCGATCGAGCATCTAAAAGACTCTGTTCGTGTGTTGAAAGAGGGCAACATTAACGAACAGCTTTTGAGTGCTAATCGACAAGAAGCGTCTAGCTTTCTATCGAAAGTACGAGACTTCATGCGTGAGATCAATGTCGGTACAGCTAATCCAGATTTGACTACAGATCAGCGTCAACTATCAATCGACCTTGTTCGTTACTTGGAGTCTGCTGAGTCGATTAAACTACTTCGTGATGATCCGAATGCTTGGAAACTTCGGGTAACGGAGTTGGCGCAGAAACTTCCGTTTGATCCTGAGAAGTTGACCGATACGAATATCTTTCTTTCTAAGCTAAACAAAGAAATGTCTACCACGGTGACTTCGATGAAGAAGACTCGTGCAGCATTGAAAACCAAGGTTACACCTGAGATTGCGGCAAGTGCTACGGCAAAAGGCGTCAAAGCTATTCGCGGTCAGTTTGAGTCTCGTGCAGCGGCCATGGCGTTTACGCGTGAGAAAATAGCGGAAAAAGCAGGTCTGTCCGTTGATCCATTGATTGTTTCAATCACAGAGAAGCACAAAGCTGTTGGTCGCTCAGGTTTGTCTCCTGATGGATTGGCTTTTTTAGATCAGCTTCAAGAAGCTGCACCGAATATTTCAGCCGATGAAGCGCTTAGAATTACGAAGAATGTAGACAACCAAGCAAAGAAGTGGGCGAAGCAGAACGAGCGTACTGTACAGGCTTTCTACGACGAGACTTTTGAGGCAATTGTTGGTGCGCCATCACCGAGACCTCGGCCCCGTGGTCTTGCTCCTGATGCACCGCCTAAGGCTCCGACACCTGAGGCGCCTACACCGAAAGATGTAGAGACACCGCCTACAGCGAAGGCACTTGACGAGTATCCGCCTGCGGGTCCAATGGAGGAAAAGCTACCTACAGGTCTTCGAGAAGCTTTGACGGGGCTTGATGAGTCTGTCTTTAAGCCTAAGGTAGCGGGTAAGGCTGCTCGTGGGGCGTTTGAGGGTCCTGTAGCTACGGCACCAAAACAGAAACCATTGCCAGATATTGAACCGTCTACACCTCGTGGTTTGTTTGTTGGTTGGTTTCAACGTAGCGAACCTGTGGGCAGTTTGTCCGCTGAAGATCTTTACAACCATCTACGTCAATTTGAGGGACCAGGTGAAGGCGCAAAGGTTGTTGAGTTTTTGGCGAACCATGCAGCGTTGCCTGCTACCAGAGCAATTGCACGACGCATCTTACCGACAATCAGAAGAAACGCTCCTTCGTTTAAGATTGTTGACGGTCGTGAAATTGATACGACTGGAATGAATAACAGCTATGGTCAGTATTCGAGTATTTTAAACGAGGTACGAATTCGGGGTATTGCTGGTGCCTTGCGAACGGGCTTGGATGAAGAGACAATCCTGCATGAGTTTATTCATGCTGCAACATCAATTTTTATTGATGCATCTCCTAATAACGCTACGATTAAAAACTTAGAGGATCTATCCGACGAGACGCTTACTGCTTTACGTAATTACCGAAACACACAAGATTTGACTGAAGATGTCGCAGTAAAAATCGACGCCATGTTAATGGGCTGGGACTATTTCGGTTCGACGAAAGAGTTTCTTGCTTGGAGTTTAAGTAGTTCGAGTTTTCAACGGATGCTCCAAACTTTAGAGATTGGACCAAAAACTACTTTGTGGAACAAGTTTACGCGTTTAATCGCTAAGTTGTTTGGTATTACGGCAGAGGACGAGACCGGTGCTTTGGCTCAAGTATTGGTGGCAAACGATCGGCTGTTAACGGCGGCATCTAAGTTTGATCCCCGCGTTGTTTCTGATGCTGAACCTATCGTGACTGTATCCGAAGGCGGCACAAAAGTTACATCACCGGTTTTAGTTACAATTTACAGGCGACAAATTAAAAAGTCTGATGAACGACCTAAGTTAAAAAAATATGATGAACCTTTGGGTGAAATACTTTTCCGCGAGAACAAAGTTTTTGGTTCAAGAGTCTTTCAGGTAGACTCTGTTGAGGTTCCAGCATCTCTGCGGCGTAAGGGGCTTGGAACAGATTTATATCTTAGGGCACTCAAGCACGCGCAGAATGAGGGTGTGGGCTTTGTTAGTGATTTAACGCCTACGGAAGATGCTGTTCGTGTCTACAACAAGTTACAGAATTTAGGGGTCAAGTTTCAGCGTAAACCTTTACCTGATGCACAAGGCGAATTGACCGATGTCTATTTTATTAGCTCGCGTAACTTGGCTAAATTAGACTTGGATAAAATTGCAATTGAACACGGAAAGAGATTTTCGCTTGATTACCTTTATGCTCTCGTCAACGAGGGTTCTGTTAGTCGCTTTGCTGCCCGTGGTGATGACTTTGTAGCTAACCCTGTGGTTGTAGACTTCATGGAGGATGGCCGTGCCGTTATCCGTGCTTTGACGGAGACCGCAACGGCAGATGATTTCATGCTGGCAATCGGTCGGGTGACTCGTCGAAACTTTGATGACTCGGATATGAAGGCTTTGGTTACCTGGCTGGGAACCAAGGGCATTAAGGTTGGTCATCGTGGTTCAGTGCTCACAGCAGACGATGCTTCTGTCGTAGAAGCCGCTGAACAAGAATTTGCGAGGGCGTTCCTACATTACGTGAAGTCAGGTCAGGCTGATCAACCAGAAATTCAAGGGGCTTTGAGTAAGGCAAATGAGTGGCTTAAAGATACATATACCTCAATCACAAGTCGTAGTGCTGGCGGACCACTGCCAGGAACAGACCCCGGACTCACACGATCATTGGACAAGCTTTTGCGGACGCGCTCTGAACGGGTTGCGCTTCCGAATATCTTTAAGCTTACGAAAGATGCGATGCTGTCTACTGCGAAGAAAGAGGGTACGAAGTTTGATGTCTTGGACGAGATCTACCGAGAGTTGTATCGCTTGGGCAATCCGGTATCAAAAGCAGATCTTGAGAAGCAATGGGCTGATGCGCTAAAAAGATACGATCCAAATAAGCCCGATGCCGCAGTACTGAAATTTCCCGTCGCGATTAAACTCGGCGGTGCTTTAGGTAAACCAAAAGATCAGTTTACTTTGACTGATTTGGCGAAGGCTCAGAGGCAGCTTGAGGATGCTCGGTTGTTTGAGATACAGCCGAAGAAAACTGTGCCTTTGCCTATTGGTGGTGCTGAGAAAGCAATCGAAGAGCGTTCAGCCGCAGAGTTAACTGACCAGGCGATGCTTAATAGACCATTGGGTCGGGTATTTCGCAACATATTCCTCGGTGGTGATGCGTACGCTGACATGCGCCATCTACCTCCTGCGATTCGAGAATCGGTCAAAGCGGGTGAGCGGCTGGTTCAGCAAGCTATTGGTGACGCGATTACGCTTGTTGTCGAAGGTGACATCAATAATTTGATGCGGTACCTGACGGGTACCAAGACTGTTCAGTTTGCCAAGGGTGGTCGGTCAGCGATGAGTGCTGGTCATGACTCAGTGACTTCTGTTGTGAAGAGTATGGAGAAGTACTTCAAAGCAATGGCGACCGAGGAAGCAGGGAAGATTCAAATAGAGATTCTTCAAACGTACGCGGCTCTTGTAAGGCAAAATAACTCAGCCTCAGAAGCTTTGAAAACAATCACCCAGATGAAAGTCGGGGGCGAGGATATCACCCAAAAGCAGATCATCGAAGCGTTTAATGCTGTGGTGAAGGGTGATAAATCAAACCGGTTTATCAAAGAAGCGTTTGAGGCAGCGGGGTACAAGTCATCTGAGTTTTACCCTCAGTTTTTGACACAACCAAAAGGTGCTACTGAAGCCGGTGGGTTGCTCGAAGCGTTTATGTATTACGCAAACTTAGTCGAGCGTGTCGATCCTGCGGATAACAAAAGCAAACTGTACTCCACGATGATGTCTGATGCCGGTATTGTTGACGTACCTCAAAACACATTTATTCGTTTGTATGATGAGATTTCGACGCTATTCCCTGAAGATAACAAAGTTGCGAACCGTGTAGCTATTCTGGTAGCAGGTCATGGTGTGGCTCATAAGGCCCGTCTTAACTGGGTTAAGCTTGGTATTGCTGCCGATGAAGAACTTGCAAGCGCCGTCAATATGTACCTGGTCGGTGAGAAAGTATCTGATGAGCAATTGGTCCAGGTCAAACGTTTCGTAGATCTTATGGGGTACAACCCCCGTATGGTTGACGTGTTCAGTTTGGACGGCGTCACAATGTATCTTCCAAACGCGGCACGCAACCGTCTTGCGATGGCTATGTCTCAGGCGAATGATCCAACCATCATAAAGTCACTTAACGGCGACCTATTTGATGCGATGCATACTGTGATGGCGGCTGGTGAGGACGTGATCTCAAAAGGTACGAACACAACGACCAAGTTGAATATGGCGTTGATCTATCGGTACCTCAAAACACGTATGGTTCGTGGTCACTTTGTCTTGAAGTCTCGATACTTTTGGATGAATACATTCGATCACTTCAACCAAACAGCCCTTCGTGCGGGATACGGAACAGCATTTGTCTCAACCACTCGAATGTTTACTCAGAATGTGTTGTCGAATCCGATAGGTCAAGCTGCTGTATTCGCTGCACGTCGAGCCGGTAAGGGTGAAGAAGTTGAGGCATTTCGACGCGTGCTGCAGTCCGGTGGTGATAAGGCGGCACAGTGGGCGAAGAAATTTAGCCGTGGTTCTAAGTGGCACATCAATGTTAATGACGTAATTCGTGGCGGTGATGAGATTATTCTCTTGGGTGGTAAGCCCTATGTGATGAGCGATCTGCGTCAGATATTTCTGGAAGCAGGTGTCTTCGCCTCATTCGACACCAGTCAATTGGGTACGAAGATTGAGAATGTCGGAAACTTGTTTTTGATGGAGCAGCAGAAAAAAGGGAATTTGTCTCAAGCGGGCAAAGATATTCTTGGTGATCTCAAAGGCGCATCAGAAGATATTGCAGAAGCTTGGGCTGAGCGAGAGCGCGCAGGTCTTGCAATCACTTTGATTGAAGGCGGCATGGACCCCAAAACTGCGGCACGTATCGCAGTTGAAGCGCTCTATGACTACGCAGGCAGCATGTCTAAGGGCGATCGAAACTTCCTGGTCAACCTATTCTTCCCTTTCTGGGCTTTCCAAAAGAACGCAAACCGCCAGATGTTTGACGTCTTATTCAGCCCCGAAGGCGCGTACAGGCTGGGTGTTATGCGTCGAGCCTATGATAAGGGTAGCGATGCTCTCAGTGAGCTTGTTTACGCGGCATCTGTTGATGAAAACGGAATCTATGTGGATGGACTGCCAGATGATTTGAGGCAAAGCTACTTTGCTTTGAAGAAAGAAATCTATGGTCGGTACGAAGTTGATGGTCGTATCCCACCAATCGTTCGAGAAGAATTACGTTTGTTTGTTTCGGGTTCAGTTGTTCGCGCATCTTTGGGTCAATTGCGACAAACAACAGAGCTTACAGAAGAATTTGTCGATATTGCTCGTGGCTTGAAAGACGAAGAGGGTAAACCTTTGTTGGTGGATCGTCGTTCTCTGGCAGCATTTTATGTACCGAGAACAGATCGTTCCTCAATGCCTAATTACTTACACGATAGAATTTCTCTGAGGCTTCCGTACCTACCAGAGCGTGCAGTTGACGTGTCAATTGACCCCGAAATTCCTGGTGAGTTTAAACAAACGATGAAAACTTGGACGGATTTGTATCGACAAAATCGTCCAGATGCGCCGTACATGGGGCTGTTTTTACCTGACCCAACCTACAATGCTGCAATGAATCACTTTACGTATTTGGCTTCTACGATGCTGCTGGCAATAGGTGAGGTTGAAGAGTTGGGTGATGCCTGGTTTACGGATGAAGATGATGGATCGGATGCAATTAGTCCGATCACACCACTAAATGCTTTGTTGAACACAGAAAGAACAATTGGTGTGTCTGATGCAATGGCGTCTTTAGGTATTGGTGGATCTCAAATACCGAGAAAGGTGCATCCTGCTTTTGCTTTTTTTGCTGATTACTCAGGATTAGATGTACTTGAATTAGACGAAAGAGATGACCCATATTCTTTGTTGATTGAGCGTAAAAAAGACATTGATGCGGGGAAAGATGTAGATCCTTTGCCCCTTAAGCGGCCTGGGGTAGAAACTAAACAAGATAAAGTCTATTACCTGATGCCCGGTGTCATGCAGTTGGCATTTAATAACAGTCCTTTTGGTGAGGTAAATGACATCTTGTTGAAGATGGAGAAGACGTCGCCTGAAAAAGCTGCGGGTATGCGGGGCAATCTTCAAGTTGCGATACGTACAGCGTTGGGTCTTGATATGCGTGACATTACTCGTGAAAGAACCGCGTCAGCCGCAAAATATCAAGCTGAAGAAGACAGTAGTCGTTTGGTTCAGAAAAAAGCTAAGCCAGGGCAGAGGTTAAAGTAGATATCAATTTGTATCTCAGTACCGCGTATTGAGGTTTTAGTGTTACACTAGTCGCAGATTTGCGTCAGGAGTCTCAGAGATGATTCAACAATTCACGAAGTACGGTTACTCATGCTCGGCTGTAGATGTTGCTATCGGTACAACTTATTCAGTCACTGCGATCACAAATTTAGCTGCGAATAATAAGTCTGGTGTCGTGCCTGACGATTGTTTTCTTGAGTCTATCGAATTTGAGCTTAGCGCGATTGCTACAGGGGATACAATTACGATGTATCTTTCTCGTGATTCTAACGGTCATGTTCCACTGACGTCGGATCAATTGGGTGGTGCCACTCAAGCTGTGACAAAAGTCAGTAACGCAGCAAGCACTGGTGGCGTTTCTTTTACGGTTGGTAAAGATTATCATTACGACACAACAGCTTCTAATGCTGCGAGCGGCACTATTTATGTTGTGGCAAAAGCTAACGCAGCATGTGTGGCTGAAAACATTCGGCTCAACTGGAGAGCGTAATGAGTACTTCAAGTAACGTAGTTGGAAATGTTTTTGATTCATCCGTTACGACTACGGCTGATGGAAGTGTCGTCGTCAAGGGTGATTTGACTGTTGAGGGTACAACTACGACGGTCGAAAGTACTTCTGTTCTCGTCGAAGATAAAATTATGGAGTTGGCTCACGGTACCTCAGGCACACCATCTGGTGATGCGGGTATTATTGTAGAGCGTGGTACTTCAACAAACTCAGCGCTTATCTGGGATGAGAGTGCTGATGAATGGGTAATCGCCACCACCAGTGCAACTGGCGCTAGTTCGGGCGACCTGACCCTAACAGATGCAAATTTGCGTTTGGCGAATGTGGCTATCTCTGGTGACATTACTCTTGATGATGGTGGGTCAATCAAAGAAGCCGGTGGGACTGCTGCGATTACTATTGATGCTTCTGGCCACGTTACAAAGATTGGCCAAGATTCTCCGAGTAGCGCGGACGTTCTTACATACGATGGTGCGAAGTGGGTGGCTGAAGCACCTACTACTGGTGATATTACTGGTGTTACTGCAGGTGATGGTCTTTCCGGTGGTGGTAATACTGGGGGTGTTACTCTTGCGGTTGACCTCAATGGACTTTCTACCGCTACAGTAGCAGTAGCAAGTGATAGTATTGCAATCATTGATGCTGATGACAGTAATGCATCCAAGAAGGAAACCATTACTGATTTAGTTAGTGGTATCGCGGGATCTTCTGCAACAACAGGTCTTACTGCTAGCAATGGAACGTTGGTTGTTTCTGACCTTCATCCTGTAGGTGTTAGCGGAGCGAATAACCAGATTCTAACTGACGATGGTGATGGGACAGTTACCTCAGAGTCTAAGCTTACCTTTGACGGTACAACGCTTCTTGTGGATTCAGATGTCACAGCGACAACAAACCACACAACCGTTGGCGCACATATCGACTACGATGCAACAGGCATTATTGCTTCGGGTCAAACTGGTAATAATGTTGGCTTCGACTTGGACATTAACTCCAATAGCCCCACGATGGTTGGTACAGTCAACAACACTGGTTTAGACATTGATCTTACTGGTGGAACATCTGGTACTCAGAAAAATGTGGGTATTGATGTCAATGTGACGGGCGCAGACACCAACTACGCGGCACTATTTAGTGGTGGCAACGTTGGTGTTGGGACAACCGCTCCAAGTAATTTGCTTCATGTTGCGGGCGCAGATGCGTACATTACACTACAAAACACCACAGATGAAAATGGTGAAGGTGGGGCAGAGACTCGCGTTCTTTTTGGTGACCATAGCGGTGCTGGCTTGGCGATGATCGAAGGCAGTCACAGTGGAACAGCCAATGATACCAAAGGTAAGTTTAGTGTTGCTACGAATAACGGTAGTTCAATAGCGACCGCATTGACGATTGATGACACGCGCAAGTCGACATTCACAACCACGTCAACCGACGGCATTGTAATTGATCAAGATTACAGTGTTACCGCAGATTCAACGCTTACCGGCCTAACCATTGACATTGATAAAACTGGTGCGAGTGAGGGCGCCAATACAATGTATGGCATCAACATTGACATGGACAATACAACCGCGATTGCCGGGTCAAACACAATGACGGGGATTAAGGTTACCCCGACGTGTACTCATCCGTCAGGGTCAGGAACGGTAACCGTAAGAGGTATGGAAGTTGTTGCTACAGGATCAACAAGTCCAGAGACGAGCACTGTCCGCGCTTTGGATTTGACCGCCAGTGGTGGAGACTACAACCAGGGCATCTATATGCAGATTGCTGATGGTGGACCTGACATTAAGATGGTTAGTTCTGCCGATGCGGGCGACTATGCAACAATTGCTGTTGGGGCTGCAGGTTTAACGACAATTCAAACTGTTGATGACGATGGGGCCGCTGCTCACCTGAAACTAGAGCCTGACGGGAATGTCATTATTGGCTCAAATGGAGCAACACCGAAGCTTGTGATCGGTGACGCTGTTGCAGAAGACACCATGCTTGCTTTTGACGGAAATGCCCAGGATTATCGAATGGGTATTGTTGACTCGTCGGATACTTTCGAGATCGGTATTGGTCAAACGCACGGCACAACGCCTACTATGATTCTCGATCCTGCCCAGAACATTGACATTTTTGGAATGTTGACCATTGATACTGCCATTGCAGATGAAAAGTGCTCGGGTATCACGGCGGCTTTTACCGCAGGTGAGTCGCTTGTTCGCGGTGACGTAGTATACTTTAAGGCAGGTGACTCTAAGATGCACAAGGTCAACATGACCGCAGGCAACTCAGAAGCTATTCCGGCTGTTGCTATGGCTGCAGAAGATATTTCAGCCGATGCTGTGGGTAAGTTTTTGATGCAGGGTGTCATTCACGATGCGGGAACATTCCCATCCTTTACTGTTGCAGGGCGTCTTTACGCGCCCGAAGCGGAAGGCCCACCAACTCAAACAAAACCATCCACAGACGGTGATCTGGTTCAAGTAATTGGTTGGGCGATCACAGCAGATAAAATCTATTTCAACCCAAGTCCAGACTACATTGAGGTTGCTTGATGGGTGACTTTGAAAAAGTCAACGATGTTGCTGCTGCTGACATTGAAAAGGTGAATGATATTGCGAAAAGCAGTATTCAGAACATCAATGGTGTTGATACGCCTTCATCCGGTCAAGTTGCAACCCGTTGGGTAATGGGTCACGATGGGAACGGGTCCAATTGGTATATTTCTTACTGCGCTCACAGTGATCGTACATCATGGACAGGTACAACGGCTCAATCCTCAACTCCCGATGTTTACGACATCGCGTATGGAAAGGACGGCAGCGGAAATCCTTTATGGGCTACGGTTAACAACTCTGGCAGTATGGAAATTGCTCACGACGGAAACAATGACATTACCGATTCGAGCACTTGGACCAAAGTAAACGTGTCCAAAAAATGTAGGACTATCGAATGGGGTAACAATGTTTGGATTGCCATGGGCCACATGGATGCCTCGAATAGAGAGTTATACCGCAGCACAGATGGTTCATCTTGGTCTGAAGTTGACTTGTCTGGAGTGTCTGGTATTCAAAACGCTGTTACTGTCTTTGGTTTAGCAAGCGATGGCGCAGGAAGCTGGATGTTCGGCCAGGGCTCAAATATCTTTGCCAGCACAGACAATGGAAGCACCTGGGCTGAAATGACTTCTTATCCAGGCGCAAACGTCTGCGATATTGGTTTTACAAACAACACTTGGGTTGTTCTTGATGCCGGAACGCCAGGACAGCTAAATACTGTTGGCGCGTCTGCATTTGCTACAGAAATGGGTGGCGGCTCAAATGCTACGTGGGGCACACAAGAATTGACCTCTGGTGGCGACAGCATCACAACTGCAGATTCTGGGGCGCAAAGAACCGTTATAGCGTGTGGTGACGGTGTAGTTATTGCGGCACACTCGGAATATACAATGTCGTTCGATGTCAACGGCACTTCAATTTCTATAAGATCGCCAGGTAGAAAGACTGTTGGTGAAGGCGAAATAGTTGAGGGTGATATTGAAACTATTGCGACTGATGGAAATGGAACTTGGCTTATTGGTTCGTTTGGCGGCGACATTGCTGAAAGCACAGATAACGGTGCCAATTGGACTCAGATTGTGGATAACTTCAGTTTCAATGGCGAAAGAGAAAACCTAGCACTTCGCGCAAATGTATACTTACCAGTTTAGAGGATAGAAAATGGCACTTAAAACCGCAAATTTTGACTCATCTGTACTTCAATACAAATTAGTCTCGGAAGATTCACTAAGCACACCGATTGTTGATGTGACTCAATCAAGTGGTAGTTTGTACTACATAAAGTTGGATGCCGTTACAGGAATCTCAAATGATTACTATGTAAAGTTTTGTTTTACTGAATCAGAAATAACTGTTGGTACTACGTCCGCCGATATGATTCTGTATTTGAAGCAGGCCACAGATTTGTGCGTGTCTATCCCAGGCGGAATTCCATTCACAAAATTGAGTGTTTGGACTGTAGATGGTCCGAAAGATAGCATCAGTGCGAGAACAACATCAGGTAACTCATCAACCGTTAAACTTACAATGGTCACATCTTAGGAGTTTATCATGGCAGTAACAGTATCAAAAATTGCAGATAGACTGGCCGAGACGCTAATTCTCGACACGACTACAAATGCGACAAGTGAAACAAATATTTTTACGGGCACAAGCTTGGCGACAAAAGTGTGGATGGTTGAAATTACAAACACACAAAATGGTGTCGCTACATACGTAAAGGCCCAAACATCTACAAATGCATATGCTGTAGGGACAGGCCCGTCATTTTGTCAGCTTTATGCACCATCGGGCGCCTCAATTCGTTATCTGTTTCCACACGGATATACTTTTGCTACCGGATTAAGTGTTGTTGGTTCCTCACTTAGAGCCAATGATGGTTCTACGGCAGAAGTCGATCCATCTAAATCCGTCTCATTAAAAATTCTCGGGGGAACATGATTATGAAAAATTTTATCAACCAACTTTTTTGTTCGCAGAAGCGCGTTTCTTGGCGTCGGCTCGCAGTTTTGGTACTTGGTACCGGCCTACTCATTTCTGGTATGCTGGACTCTGAGAAGTGGCTTTACTTGGCTTTGGCTTACATTGCTGGTGACAGTGCTGAAAAGGCAATGGCTGCAATTGGTATCGGGAAAAAGTAATAGATGGCTGCGTCACTTACAATTACCGGTTTTCATGATTCTATTGATTACAAAGTAGTTAATTGTACTTCAATTGAAGACGCAACTGTATTTGTGAATGTCACAGAAAGCGCGGGCACACTTTACGCAGCTTATATTAATTCGGCTAACTGTAATGCTAATGTGTCATTACATATTCTCGACGGAAAAGATCAGTCAAACTCGGAGATAGTAATTAAGGGCGTGGCAACTGAGATTAGGTCACTTCAAATACCAAAAGGATTCGCATTTGACATGCTTAACTTTCGGGTGAGCGCTAACAGTGCTGAAGATGACACAACAGATTTTGCGGGTACAGTTAGCGTTACCTTGATTTGTAGTTGAGGCGATATGGCTTTTACAAAAACAACAGAAACGACTAAAGTTGGTAGCCTCATCATTGACTTTGATGCAGACTCGTCTGTTGAGGCTCATGTCACAGGCAATACTTCCGGTAAGCTTTATCTCGTTGATATCGACAATACTGCAAATGCATCATCGTCGGCTTATCTGAGAATTAAAGACGCGCAATCAGCAGGTTCGGCAGGGACCCTTGTGCCCTGGTGGTTGTTCGTTGCTGGTCCAGGGGCAAAGGCGTCATATGTTTTAAGTGAGGGTCATGATTATTCAACTGGGCTTACTTTATGGTGTTCGACTTCAAACACACCAGAAAATACCTCTTCACCCTCCGAAAGTGTAATCGTTAAAATTATAGCGACTTAGGTTATTTCATGGTTGAGACAACGAGTATATTGTTAGCTGCAATCGTCGCATTAATCGCGACGATTTTTGGTATTAAGCGCGACAAGAAGAAAGAAAAAGAACAGCGACCACCAAAAAATAAAGTGGCGGACAAGGCGAGAGAAATCTCAAATGAAGAGTTTCAAAAGAATCTTGAAGCTATCAAGGGAGATTTAGAGGGTAAGTCACCTGCAGATGATCTAGCATCCAGAGGGAATGCGAGGCGTCGATGATACTGCTTTTGCTATCACAGTTGGCTTTTGCCGCAGATGCGCCGGAAAGACCCGAACCACCAAAGCCGGTAGCTGGTCAATGCGAAAGGGTTTATGGTATCAACGAGGGGCAGCAGTTGCCCACTTCCCTTGTTGTTGATCCCGGCTTCGCCGCCTGTTCTGCAGTTGCTGTCCCTCTTTCTGATTACGCGGATCTTTTGGCGACGGAAGAATGGGCGAAGCATGTTGCACAAAGATACGAAATCGACACAGCGTCTCTTGAGAGGGACTTAGATTGGTATAAAGCGAAGTTAGACGAGGCAAATAAGCCGGTGCCTTGGATGGAAAAACCCTCTACACAGCGTTGGTTTGGTAGAATAGAGACACTGGCGGTCGTCGTGGTTGTCAGTGCCGGGTTAGGGGCTACATATTACTACTCGTCAGGGGCAGGAAAATGAATACAAAAGAATGGGTGGTTCCCGGCATTACTGTAGTTTTTGCAGCAGGCATTTCTTTCGCGTCTTTTGAGTCAGCGGCTCAAGATGTAGAAGAGATTGATCAGCGTGTCGAAGTCCTTGAGTCTAAATCAGGAAAGCAAGAGTTGGTTGACCTCAAGATTGAGGGTGTTGAGAAACGCCTCGATAAGATGGAAGACCTAATGGCTAAGATGCTTGAAGTGCAGCAACAGCAAGCCATTAACCAAGCCAAGATTTGCTCTGCCACTAACGCGGACTGTGACTGATGCGCCCTGTTCTCTTAGATTATGTAGCTTCGTTAGGGTACACGGTCTTTGAGAGAGGCGAGTACAACCTGAACATCATCGGCATCCGTAGCAAGGATCACCAAGCCAACAGCTTTGACGACCGCATGTGTGTCGTGTTCCGTGATGAGCAGGGCTGGATCACTCGCACTTGGGAATGTACTACTGAGCCTGGAAAATACTGGCTTGAGAACCCCACTCGCGTCGAAGGGACTGCTATTCTTGTACCTGGACAATATCGATCTGTTTGGAAGATTGATAAGCATCAGGGAAAATATGACGCGCTCTGCCAGAGGAACGGTACGGTTAAAACTTACCGGGATAGCAATAAAGACGACGTTATTGATCTTGATGTACAGTCTAT